GCATACATTGAAAGTCAGTTTACGTGATGGGGATGATACCGAAAGCAATTTATGGATGGCAGAAGATGCTGCAAATCCTGTTATTGAATCAAGAAAGAATATACTCATAGTTGATGACATCAATGATTCTGGGGCAACACTGAATTGGATAATGCATGATTGGGCGTCAAGTTGCACTGCATATAGTGATGATTGGAAAGAAGTATGGGGAGTAAATGTCCGTTTCGCAGTTCTATATGACAACGAAGCCAGCAAGGCCAATCAAGCAGTTAGCTACAGTGCGATCACGGTTAACAAACATGAGGATCCACAATGGATAGTTTTCCCCTGGGAAGAATTTTGGAAAAATCATTGACAACATCGACAAAGGGTGTTATAATGTTGTATAAACTAATTTAGGATTAGAATGACTTATCAAATGCCAGCCGAAGGTATATTAAAACGTAGTGGGTGGGGAGATGCTGTCTCCTATCAAGTAACTTGTCAATGTCACGACGCCAATCATGATCATAATGTTTGGGTAGAAGCAGATGGTACAAATGTTACTGTCACAAGTTATACTACTCAGAAATCCAAGTGGTGGAGTTTAACTCGTTGGCAAACTATTTGGCGTTTGCTTACTCGAGGCTACATTGAATACGAAGCCGACATCATTATGACTGAACAGCAAGCTCTCAACTACGCAGAAACATTAAAGTTAGCCATAAAAGATGTAAAAGATTTTAAGGAAAAAAATGTCAAAAATTAAAGTAGCAGAACTATTTTATAGTATCCAGGGTGAGGGAAGATATATGGGAGTGCCCAGTATCTTCTTAAGGACTTTCGGCTGTAACTTTACTTGTGCAGGATTTGGTATGCCACGCGGCGAACTTAGTAGAGAAGCTACGGAGATTGCAGATATTGCACACATGTTTACTAAGTATGAAGATCTTCCACTTGTGAGCACAGGCTGTGACAGTTATGCATCGTGGGATGTGGCATTTAAAAATCTAAGTCCAATGCTGACAACTGATGCGATTGCAGAAAGAATTACAGAGATTTTACCATATAAAGAATGGCGTGATGAACATCTTGTTATCACTGGTGGTGAACCATTGTTGGGTTGGCAACGAGCTTATCCAGAGTTACTGAATCATCCCAAGATGCAGTCATTAACAGAAATCACGTTTGAAACAAATGGTACCCAACCGTTATCGCCCGACTTCAAGTCCTATTTACAAGATTGGAATAAAGTTGGTAGAGAAATTACATTCAGCGTCAGCGCCAAACTTCCATGCAGCGGTGAGAAATGGGAAGATGCAATCCGTCCCGAAGTGGTATGTGAATATGAAGAAGTTGGCACAGCATATCTTAAATTTGTTATCGCCACAGAACAAGATGCAGATGATGCGATGCAAGCTATAGATGAATATCGTGCATTTGGATTTTACGGACATGTATATCTAATGCCGGTGGGTGGTGTGGAAAGTGTTTATGCATTGAATAATAAGGCAGTGGCAATTATGGCAATGAAACTTGGGCTTCGTTACAGTGATCGACTTCAAATACCTCTGTTTCGCAACGCATGGGGGACATAATATGTTTGATTATCTAAAGAAGAAATTTGCAAAGAAGACAGTAAAGCCACGAGAATCACGTGCAACTCTTAAACTAAGAGAAATAGCAGCAGGTGCAGAACATATTAAATCTGAAAAGGATCTTGCTAATGAGCGTGGGGACCCATATGTTTCTATACTAAGCATGGATATTGATCCGGAGAATCTCCATCAAGGTAGCTTTGAATTAGATTGGAATGAGAAATTTGTTAGCAATTTAGTACGTGCAGGCTATCAAGGAAAAACCGATTCGGATATTGTAGATCTTTGGTTCCAGAATGTTTGTCGACATGTGGTTATGGAAACTTGGGAACAGGAACAAGCTATGAACCCTACCCGCACTACAAAGAGCAAGGACATTGGTGGTGGACGTAGTGAGGTGTCGTGAAGTTGTATGTTAATGGTGACAGTCATGCCGCCGGTGCTGAATTAGAATCTGGTAAGCAATCTTTTGCAGAAATAGTTGCAGAATATTTCGGACTTACCTTAGTTAATCAAGCTCGTGGCGGCTGTAGCAATTCTAGGATTATTAGAACATCAAAGGAATGGTTAGAGCATCATGATGCTGCCTTAGTTTTGATTGGCTGGAGTACATGGGAACGCGAAGAATGGATGTACAGTAACCAATGGTATCAAATTAATGTCGGAGCATTTGATACATTACCAGTAGCACTTAGACAAAAATACCGTCAGTGGGTAACAGAAACAAGTCGTGAAAAAATGATGAATCAAGGTAGTGAATGGCACGATAATATATACAATTGGCACAAAGAAATCAATCAACCACATGTGTTTTTTAATACAATGTTTTCATTTTTCTGCGATCAACGACAAGAATGGGACGCTTCATTTCTCGATCCTTACTCGGCAGAAAATTCCTATTATTGGTATTTAAAAAACAAAAATATCAAAACAGTAACCAAACAGTCGTATCATTATGGTGCAGAAGGTCATCGTGTCTGGGCCGATCGATTAATACAACATATAGAACAAAACAATTTATTATGACTTTATACGTAAACGGCGATAGCCATACTGCTGCCGCAGAAGCAGTAAACACACATGCCTTTGCCGAGGATGATTCTGATTATTGGATGTTTGGCCGTGCTCCACATCCGGATAATTTTAAAGTAAGTTGGGCTAATCAATTAGCAAGTGCATTAGGCGTTGATTTGCATTGTGGAGCAGAAAGTGCCAGCAGTAATTCAAGAATCTTACGAACTACAAGAGAATGGTTAACGCATGCTTCAAATACTAATGATTTGATTATTATACAATGGTCGACTTGGGAACGAGAAGAATGGTTGATTGATGATGTATATTATCAAATCACTGCATCAGGTACTGATGATGTGCCATCCGAGCATCAACCACGTTATAAAGAATATATTGCCAATGTTGATTGGCAACAGGTGGCACAAAAAACACATGATGATATATGGCAATTCCATCTTGAATTACTGCAACAGCACACACAACATGTTTTCTTTAATGGTAATAACAGTTTTGATACCATAGTAGAACGCAAGGATTGGGGCAATAGCTATATTGATCCATATATTTCTGAAGGGACATTCGATCAAAGATTACGTAATGCCGGATTTGATACAGTTACTCCCAAATCTTGGCATTTTGGTGCCGCTGCCCATTGCTTTTGGGCGCAATCTATGTTACAATACGTCACTAACAACAACTTGAGATAATATGAAATATCTAATAGTAGACACATTGAATACTTTCTTCCGAGCTAGGCATTCTGCCCATCGTGCTGCTGATTCTGAAGAGAAAGTGGCATTTGCTTTGCATGTCACTATGTCCAGCATCTCTAAATGCTTTCGTGATCAAAAGGCCGACCATGTTGTGATCTGTTTGGAAGGGCGCAGTTGGCGCAAGGATTTCTATAAGCCATACAAAGCCAATCGTGCTGTGGCTCGTGCAGCATTGACCGAAACTGAGCAAGAAGAAGATAGGATGTTTTGGGAAGCGTTTGATACATTAAAAACATTCTTCTATGAAAAAAGCAATTGCACAGTATTGCAACATCCCAGCCTCGAAGCTGATGATCTAATAGCTGGATGGATACAAGCACACAATGATGACACTCATGTTATTGTCAGCAGTGATTCTGATTTCCACCAGCTATTGGCAAGTAATGTTAAACAGTATAATGGAATACAAGACGAGTTGCACACGTTGGAAGGTATACTTGACAAACGAGGTCGCTTGGTACTTGATAAGAAAACTAAAGAACCTAAACGTATACCCGAGCCAGCATGGATATTGTTTGAAAAGTGCATGCGTGGTGATCCCAGCGACAATGTATTCAGCGCGTATCCTGGGGTGCGTACCAAAGGTAGCAAGAACAAGACTGGACTGGAAGAAGCATTTGCTGATCGGGGTAAACAGGGATTTGCTTGGAACAATTTGATGCTGAGTCGTTGGTTGGATCATAACGGAGCAGAACATAAGGTCATGGATGATTACGAACGTAACGTTACCCTGGTTGATCTTACTGCACAGCCAACAGAGATTAAAGAAATGATTGTAAAAACAATTACAGAAACTGAAAGAAAGAACGTATCACAAATTGGAAGTCATTTCCTAAAGTTTTGTGGCAAACATGGTCTTACCAAGCTTGGAGAAAATGCCGGAGATTACTCCCGGTGGCTCTCCGCAACCAATGAATTGGGACAACAATGAATAAAGAATTGACTGGAGTAGTACCAGCAGCAATAATGTTTGTGGTACTATTTGGTGCCCTTGTAGCTTGGCTATGTAACGAATTGGCATAAAACAATTGAAGTATAGTAACATCATAATCAAGGAGAATTACAATGATCATTGCTAAACCTGTAATAGATAAACAGTTTTGGATACTGCAAAAAGACAATCGTAAGATTGGCAACGTTGAAGCCTGTGCTGGTGGCTATCAAGTAAGTATCAACAATCATGTTATCCAGTACAAGACCATGCATCAGGTACAAAAGAATATCCCCATGCAGTTCGAACCTTGTGCTAAAAAGAAAGTAACTGCATCAACACAGATGGTGCATGGATTTCCAACCAAGACTAAACCGCATAATGCAGTTTGGGATGTGACACATAAGCTTCCGTTGTTTACCAAAGCACGTAAGAGCAAGAGTTGGTTTGCTGCCGGCTGGTATAAAATCAATCAACATCGTAATTGGCGTGTGATGCAGGATCCAAAGTTGATTACACTACAACGATATCCATATCAAGGCCCATACACTTCGGAATCTGATACTACACTATGAGTTTGCATCTATCAAAATTTGTTGATCGTGTGCGAGGGTTTGAATCACGTGGTATTAGAGATTTTACTATGAGCATGACCGATGCAAAAGATCTACATGCAGATATAACTAGACTGTTGATTGAGTTGCAGGCCTTGCGCGAAGCAGCGGCCGCACATCCACGTGAAGAAAGTATAACTGTCGAAGCTTCGGGAGGAGCATTTTAATGTAATGCGTGATAAAATGGCATTTACAGAATCGTTAGTAAAGTTATTGCCCGAAGAGTCTCGTATCAACGTTTACCAAGCATATAGCACTTGGTGGATTAATTTAAGGAATCAAGGTGGGTTACGATTGACCGATGTTGGCTATACTGTGTTTGCTGAAGTATTAAAATTTCAAGAATATGAAATTGATTATTCATATTATGATCGTCATAAAATGTTATTACAGCTAGACCAAGTGTTAGAGAATCCGTATTATATCACAGGAAAAAAAGTACAAAGTAAATTAATATTTTTCAGTAGTAAAGAGGCCATGTTGGCTAAACTGTATGGCAATTTAGATAAGTTTTTGATGAATTACAAGTAATACAGATTTCCGTGCCTGTAGCTTAATGGTAAAGCGATTTCCTCATAAGAAATGGAGTATAGGTTCAATTCCTATCAGGCACACCATTATAAATAGAAAATAATGTCTGATCACAAGCCCAACTCTGCTAAAGGAAGGACAAGTTATGATTCTAACTCAACAGGATCACTGATACCATTCTTCAACAGGAATGTATCTGAATATCCCACAGAAGCTGGGGGTGTTAATTTTGATTTAGTTCCTGTTACTAAACAGAAAGACATAATGATCAATCATGCCAGGATGTATGCCCAGCAAGAATATGATCGTATTATGGAATTAGTTGCTGTATTAGAAAAACAAGCTAACGATATCAAACGTAGACTGGATATAACCGATGCGATACACAGCGCCGAATATCATTTTCAAACAGTAATGGGACAATGCTATTGGTTGGTATGGGATACACGAAAAGAAAAAACACTATTAGTTCATCTTGGGCCTGCCGGTTGGTCCACTGGTATTCCCGCAAATTACCGATATCAAATGCAGGTAAAATATATGGGAGATCACACTTGGATGGAAATAATTGAATAGTAATAAATAGAAAGTAAGTTATTGCTGTATGAAGAGAAATTCGTTGAAGGTAGAAGTATAGCGAGCAAGACTCGGGTGCAACTCCCGAATGGTCCACCAAAGCATATTGGCACGAAAGTGTTAAGAGTCGAATTGTATCGAACACACAGTATGTTTTGTTGGGCCATAATTAGAATCGATTGGCGCTAAAGAGCTACTGGAGGATCGGCAAAGCAGAAGCCGTAGGATTGGGGTCACTCAGTCGTAGAAGCAAAACACTATAACTGCAAACGATGAGTTATTTGCTGTAGCTGCCTAAAAAACAGCCCAGCCGGGGCAGGAAAGGCCTTGTTACTCAACTACCTAATAGGGACTTCGGTCCCTATTATTTTAACTGTAAATTAAATAGATCTCCAGTCAACATATGGCTTACTAATCCAATTGACAAATGGCTTGCTATTCTTTAATTTTCGTAAAAATTCCCGTGTCTGTTCTGTTTCGATTCCGGTAATTTGCAACGTAACTCGCGGACTACGCCCTGCATTGGCTGTGCTGTGCGGGACATTTTGCCAATCAAATATGGTAACATCTCCGGCTCTCCACCCGGTGTAAAGGTAATTACCGTAACTACAAAAATGCCCTGGCTCCCAATCTGTGAGTGCTATTTGAAATCTTGATATGGAATCTGGATTAGTGATGTTCCAAGAGTACAGCTGATCTATGTGCATATTAAACACCTGGCTGGGCATCTGCACATGTATACGAGCCATGCAATCATCGACTGCAAACAAATCCGATACATATTGTAATATAGGTGGTATTTTCCAGCTTAGATTTGTTGGATAAAGTGTTTCATCACGGCCCGTGATATGTTCTTCTGCAGCCAAATCTTTTTTTGATTTACTCTTGCCTGGTTCATTGCGTGTACGCCAGTGAGCCAATTGCTGCCAGGTCACACGCTTTGATTCTAAAATTATTTGCTCTAAATTATCTTGCCAACACGGCACAATACTACCTAATTGTATTACAGTATCATATAATGGATCCTGCATGTATGGATCAAAATGATATTTGCTACGTCGTCGTGTAGTGTCCCAGTTGTTGTTCGCTTGTTCTTGAAGAACAAGCGTCGCTTTTTTTTCATCGGGAGTCATTGTCCCATCAATATGAGATGTAATAATACGATCTTTGTTCTTCTTCATAGTTTATTTATGTTTACACGAAAGTGTTAGATTATAGCAATGTTTAGAAAGTAAGTTATTACTACACTATTGACTGTAAATCAAATGGATTGTTGTCCGACAACTTAAACAAAAATGCCTGCGTCTGTTCTGTTTCAATTCCGGTGACTTGCAAAGTAACTCTTGGTCCATGCCCTGCATTGGCAGTGCTGTGAGGAACATTCTTCCAATCAAATGTGGTAACATCTCCGGCTCTCCATCCACTGTGAATGTAATTACCATAACTCCAAAAATGCCCTGGCTCCCAATCTGTCAGTTGTATTTGATATCTTGATACCAACTCTGGATTATCTGGATTCCATTTTTCTAACTTATCTAGGTGTAGATTCCATACTTGCCCGGGCATCTGTACATGTATACGAGTCATGCAATCAGCAACT